TCGCTGCGTTAATTGAATTTATTAAATCTGCCCAGGTCGTTGCAGCATTAACACTTGTTTCGGCCTGATCTATCGTGTCGTGTAGCACCAACCACCTCAAGTCAACCATTGGCACGATAAACAGCTGGTTGTCGGTCGAGTCCACTTGAATAGGTGGAAGCATATAAAGAGGCTGAAACAGCCAGCGATTTTGCAGATCGTCGGTTACCATCAGCCCTGCAGTAGCTAGAGTGCGAGGCTCATTACCATCGGTTGGTATCTTTCCAGTTCCGTCCCAATTTATACCCCAACAATGATTCACGAATGTTGCAATATGCGACTTGTCTATTAAAAACAGCCCTCGCCCAAACCGCGTCATGCCCGTCGGAAATAAAAACTCGTTAATCCCCACTGGCGGCAACTCGGTTTCGCGCGGCGGTTCATGCACAATGCCCTCACTGTGAAGCACTGGCATCTCGTAATCGTCGAGTATTCCGTGATCGAATAATCTTTCGCCCTTGCGAAACCGGTTCTGCAAATACTGCGATACCTGCCCCTCGTAGTCCATTGTCAACGGAATATCAGGCGCGTCGCTGGCTGTGCCTAGCCGGAAAAACATTTCACTCATCGTCTGGTTCCTCCACCAATGGCGGCAAACCCCAGTCAAACGGAGTGTTGAAGGTCATGCTCATGCCCATCATTTTGTACTTTCCGACCTGCGTGAACCCAGGAGGATCCGCAAACCTAATTGACAGCTGCTCTCGCAGAAGCCAGCGGTAATTTTTGGTCGTTTCCTGGTAGATCGATAAATCAAAGTCGCCTTCTAGCAAGCAGCGCAGAATCTCCCACTTTCGCTGGAGCAAACCGTCGGACAAATCGAGCAGCGCCCTGTCCGATGTCCGAACTTTGTCCCGTACCTGGCGAACCAGTGGCGTGACGATCGTCGTGGCGTTCTCTGTCAGCGTATTGAAGCCAGAGCCGGCAAACATCGATTCCACGAATTGACCATTGCCAGGTGTAATGGTGCAGGCTTCTCTGCCAATCGGCAGCTCCTCCGGAATCGGTTGATCCAGGATGAAGCAGTTAGCTGGAGTGTATGCCGGCACTTGCGCAATGAGTCGCTCACGAATTGCCATGAGCACCTCCATCTGCGTCGCATACTTGCGTGAATCTGTTGTTTCTTCTGTCATCATTGAGTCTCGGTGTTTGTGCCGCTGTTAATAATGCGTTCTTCTTCGTCACCGGCTCCCGTCAAGGAAACCAGGGCTCCGCCGTCGGTTGCTGGCACTACGTCAAACGGTAGGGCTCCTGGGTTCAGGATCGCGTCTGTGGGCATCAAATTGTTCGCTCCGTAGATCAGCTGCATCGCGAGCCCGTAACGCTTGGTGTTGCCGTCTGCTGTGATCTCAGGGGGTCGCAGCGTTGTTTTCCAGTTAAGCAGCGTGAACGTAATGTCGTTTTCGTCCACGATCTCATCATGGATCGCCGGGATTAACGGAACGGTTCCTGTCCGTATGGCTTCGATTTCAAAGAACAGCCTGGTTAGCCCTGCGTTTACCTGGCTTACGACTGCACCTGGCTCGTCGTCTGCTACTTTGAGCGAATAGGGCAAATGCAGCCTGCCCTGGGGACAGTCCCAGGTGGTTGCGATCTGGTAAAGCGTGTAAGGGAAATTTTGCACGTCATATTTCGGTTCCACTGCTGGATAAGGATTTTTTGTCCAGGCGTCCGTGTCGTCTGGCAATGGATCGGGATAAACATACTCGTAGCTGTCCGGCGGATACGCTGGCACTTCCTCGGGACGGTCGTTCCTGGGCTGGCCCTGCTGTATGCCTGGCATACCATGCCAAACACTGCACGGGTGTTGCAGATAGCAAGCCAGCTGTCCGGCTGGTGTTTCCGAATCGTAAGCTAAAGGCTTAGGCCAAACGACTGGGTTGTAGCCTGGGATCCCATTTTCACCGACCAGGTTTCCGCCCCTGCCTCCTGTCATGTTTCTGACTCGCATGTTGAGCCAGGTGTCGTCCGACGTGGTGTATAGCACTGACGCCCTCATTTCGATCGTCGGCTCGTGCAGCTGGTCGATCACAGCCATTTCCTTGAGCACTGTCTGGTGCGTCGTATCCAGCCCCAGGTTCTGCAAATCCAGGATCCGCAAACTGAGCACCTTACCGGCGGTCGCGATCAAATCCGCCTTGTCCACGTTCTGCGGACCAGTGAGCCGAATTGTAAAGTTGGCAGCCTGAACAGCTCCCTGCGCCGTCGTGCTCTCGGTATGAGTGCAATCCCAATCCACAGCTGGAGCCGGCGCAGAAGCGTATTCCTGCTTGTCCTCGATCGTGTACTTGAGCACTGTCCCGGTTGGATCACTCACGAAGTTTTGGCTCATCCGGCGATAGCCCAGCATCAATGGCGGAAACACCGATGCCCGATAGAGCTGCGCGTCAAACTCAGCTCGCCTGGTGCGAAGCGTTCCCTCGATTCGCCTGGTCGTCACCCAGTTCTGGTCTTTCGATTCCGATATGCTCCAACGGTTATTCAGGATCTCACCACCGGATCCTGGGTCAGGCATCAGCGTGTAATCATCAACTGGCTTCTGGTCGTCGTATTCCAGGCACAGTGACCTGGCAATCTTGAACGTCGCCGATACCCGCATTGCCTTGCCGCCGAAAATCTGCTCGATCGCCACGTCCTCAACGTGCGGGCCGTTTTCAACGTCGATGACCGCGAAGCGACTGGCGGATCCCTGGCCGGCATATTTCGGGCTCCTGTAAATCGTCGTGTCACCAGCAATCTCGAGCTCACCCGCAGCGATCAGCAGTGTGTCCTCGAAGTCCTCGGCCTCGATTCCTGGTGTCTGGCCGCCGCAAACCATCCAAAAGTCCTTCCGGGCTTCTGACAGCTTCCTGGAAACCTGATCCATCGACTGCACTGTGTTCTGGTTTTGAGCCGGCACGCTGATAAACGAATTAGCGGTTGCCAGGGGATCCACGTTCAGAGGCACGTCCTGGTATTGGCTTTCTACCAGGGTGCTCTCCACGGTTACGACGAACCGCGAATACATCACATCGGTGTGCGAATCGTCCTTCACCACTGACTGCTGGAACCGCTTAACGACGCAATCCTTTAGCACAATTCCGTTGTAGTAGATTGAGATCATGGTCCGAATATCCTAATGCGGTCCGCGTCGCTCATTAGCGGTCGGTTGCCTGGGTTCATATAGCTCGTGCCTACCCCGTCAAACTTGCCGTCGGACAGGTCACTCAGGAACTTTCGAGCAGCTGTGTTGCTGTTAATTGGATCTTTCACTTTGCCGAAACTCATTATCTTGGCAAGCGCATGGACCTGCTCTGCCAGGAAAGTCAGACCGGGCAACACGCTACCCATGACGACGTTGCGAAACTCACCTAGTCCAGCCAGCACATCCATCGCGGCAGCCTGGAGTGGAACCGTCACCTCGGTCATCATGTCCCTGTATTCCTGGTTTGCCTCATCCAGCCTGGCGTATTCGTTCCCAACCCCCTCGCCCTGGCGAATGTCACGCTCGATCTGCCGTGCCTGTGCGAGCCCCACAGCTTTAGCCACTTCGCCATTCCACTCTGCAAGCCTGGCGTTCGCCTGGAGCACTCTGTTGGTGAAACCACTAACAGCCAGGTTTGCCCCGGTGACTGCTGTTGTCATGGCAGCCAGGGCAAATCCAGCTCTCCTGGCATTGCTGCTGGTGTCCCCGTCCGGTCCTGGTCCATCGCCTGAGGATCCCGCCGGGGCCGGTGGTGCTCCGTTTCCCAGGATCTGAGCGAGTATGTCGCTTTGCCATGGGTCCACGTTTTCGCTGTCCTGGACGCCTCCACGACTACGAAATGCCGCGTTCTGAGGCTGACCAGGCTGTGATGAATTGGCAAGAATTGCTGCCAGCCGATCGCTTCCTGAGTTGCCTGGGTCTGATGAACTCATGTTTTCGCTTCCCTTTGCACCTTTGCCGCCTGGTGACGATCGAACTCATACCTGGCTTCCTCTGCTGTGTCAGCCTGGCACATGAACCACCCGATACGCATGTCGTTGCCTATGCCAGCCACAGCTCCGAGCCTCACGATCTCTGCCTGGCGGACCGCGCTTCGCTTCCGATTCAACCACAAACTGAAAGCCAGATCGTAGCGTGTGCGGATCAAATTTGCCAAATCCCCAGCTCCGTAACATGCAGCCAGGTCGCAAAACGCTACGTTTTTTTTTGAAGCTGGAAACACCACAGGTCAAACGCATCGACCAGGCCAATGAGCTGCGCGACGGTCTGCCCTTTGCCGGTCGCTGGATCCAGCCGGTCTAACTTGAAAGCACGAGCTCCGGCAGCTGCCACGACCTCCATGCTTTGCGGGTTACCGTTTTTAGCTCGCTCCAGGTGCTCAGGCTTAAACTCAGCATCGAATGACAGGGCAAGAGCGACCATCATCGGGTCACAATACCTGGTTCCTTCCTCTGTCTCAAACTCGAATATCTGCCTGGCACGTTCTTCCTGCTTGGCAGCAGTGTTCGCTCGAGATGACCCTTTCCGCTTCCAAAATGCCATTTTCAGCCCCCCGTGTAGCCTGGCTCCGCAAGAGCTACCAACTCTGACAGATAAATACTTTCCTGGTCGGGCAAAGCTGCCTTCACCGAACACAGCACTTGATTGTGATGGATTGCCTGGATCTGGTACATACCATCGCCGCGAGCAAACCCGGAGGCTCGGTAAAGGTCGATCTCAGCGTAGCCGTTGATCGTATCGACATATTGACCCAGGACACTAGGCACGATATTCGCGCCTACGACGCTATTTGCCTGGCAAACCACGCAAGTGACTCGAGCGTCGTCCACTGCCTCGCCATTGAGCGAAATCTGTATTTTAAGCCTGCATCGCGAGCCAGCTGGTGGTGTAGGTATCACGTTCTGCTCCAGGGTTCCAGTAAACTCGTTCCCGTTTGTACCAAAAGTGACGCCAAGAAGCACTTCGGACACGTCCGGCAGCGTGAGATTGCCTGTGCTCGCTCCCACAGCAATGCCGTCACGCACATCGTCTGGCGATGGCACTATGCCTCCTCCGGTTGATAATGTTCCCTGGAGCGCATTGATTGCGTCTCCATAGGCTGGAGCCGTGTTAATGACGTTCCCCTCGGCTGGGTAAATTGCGCCAAAAAACGTTGCGAAGCTGTTTTGCAGTGCCATGATTAGCTCAGTGTTACCTGGATGGTGTCGCCTGATTGTGCGGTTGCCGTGTACTGCACCCCTGTCTTGGTAGTCGCTGCCAGGGCTGTTCCATTTGCTGCGATTCCTGCGTTGTCGGGAACCACTGTGTTTGCCCCATCCGTTCCCCGCATATCTGTATTGGATACGCATACGGCTGTCGTCGCGACGTTCGTGACGTTCGCGATAGCCTGAGTCGCCGGATCGAAGTCGTTTAAAGAAGCGACGGCAACCCCATTTGCGGTTATCCCTGCGTTGTCCGGGGCAATCGTATTTGCTGAGTCTGTTCCACGCATGTCCGAGTTGGTTGTGCAAACCGCGACCAGGGCAACGTCGCTCACCTGTGCCACCGTGTCCGCCCCTGGATCGAAGTCGTTGAGAGCTGCGATTGCGTTCTGGATCGCCACCTGGTTGGCAGCTGTTGCATCGCTCGCTCCAGCCTGGACGTTCGCGTTCACGTCGTTTCCGGTGAACGTGAGGCTGTCCGTTTTCGCCTTGATTCCAGTGATGTCACCATTGGCCGGCGCGAGCGTGTTGGCGTTATCAGTGCCTCGCATATCAGAGTTGGTTGTGCATGTCCCAACCGTCGTGACGTTGGCGACCGCCTGAGAACTAGGATCGAAATCGTTGAGAGCTGCAATATCTGCGATGATTGTGTTTTGCTTCGCAAGGGTTGCGTCACCACCTCCGCCACTTGGTGCTTGGTCAAGTGATTCAGCGGTGTACTGGTAATCGGTAGATGCCACACCAGTGATCGTAATGTCGTCTAGGTGAACGTTTGCTGAGTTGGCGTTCTCGTCTGAGTAACGAACTAAAGCGATGGCGTGTGAACCAGCCGTAACATTGAACGAGAAGGCTTCCCAAGTCTGGCCTGCCGTAGGGTTTTGCGACGCGCTTAAAGAACCGTCTACCCAAAACTCAACACGCTCATCAGAAGATGCAAATGAGTTGGTGGAGTAGAGGTACCCAGAGACTGTAGCTCCGTTGCCATAAGTCTCGGTCCTGACGATTCCTGTACGGTCGTTGCTTCCGTTATCACCGTCATTCTCCATCCTGATGCTCTGACTTCCAGTTCTTGCTTCGGCAGTAGACACAGTGGTGTCACTGGCGTTACCTCCGAAATATGCAACCGCTGTCCATCCATCGAAACCACTCTCGAACCCACTAAAGATGTCCGCAGTGTCGGTCTCAACCATTGTGTCTATCTTATCCGTGACGGCTTTCACCGCTGTAACGTCCGAGGCATTTGCCGTCGTAACAGTGTCTGTGGTAGGGTCAAAATCATTAAGTGCTGCGATAGCGTTGCTGATGCTTGTCTGATTTGCTGCTGTTGCATCGCTTTTGAAGTCGTTGAGCGTCAGCGGGTAAGCCTGGTTAAATGCGTTTACAGCATTCGCCAGCACCAGCACGGCACTTAAATGATCCGCGTTGGTTTCTGCCTGGGTGAGTTCCAGCTGCCATAGTCCGTTCCCAGCATGTGTTGCTGTGTTGGTCGCGGTTGCTTGAGCGTTACCATCTTTGGACAGATAGACTGCTGGTGTACCTGTTGTGACTGGCGACCCATCAGCAACAGCGATCGCGCCGAAAGTGATGTACTGATTCGCTGTGTTCTTTATCATGAGTTGAATCCGATCGCTTTATTCGTTGAAGCGAAATAAGGTTTGAACGAAGCTGGTCCACCAGCAGCATCACGAGCTGATGCTAACCATGTCACATCGTTAGATGTATAGACCGAGTTGACTGTTCTGCAAGCATCGATCTCGCCATCGAACGAATAGTAAATCGTTGAACTGGTTGCAGACTTCAGCGCGCCGATAGTTTGATCTGGCGCAGCGCCAGCGAACGAGTTGTAAGGCATAGCAGTCAGTCCAACTCCTGTAGTTGTTCGAGACACAGCTACAGCCACATCATCAACGAATAGATTCAGTTTGTTGACGACATTAGTAACGCTGATTGTGTCGATATAAATCACCCCTGATGATGCGTCCTCGTCCTGATAACGAACCAACGCAACGGTCTGACTACCAGCCGAGAGATTGAACGAAAACTGCACCCAACTTTGGGTGGCACTTGGCGTAAACTCTGAAACGTATGACCCATCAATCCAGAGTTCGAGATTCAAATCATTGCTGTGCGTTGGTCGTGAGCAAAAGTAATATCCGCTGACAGTGCCGCCGCCGGATCCGATGGTTAATGTTTGAGCGATTCCGGTTCTGTCCGCAGTTTCGGTCGAGTTGACCATTCGGACGGAGTATGGCGACGACTGCGACTCAATCGTCGACCTCGTTGTATCAGCGCCTGTGCCGCCGCCATAACCCACCGTCGACCAGTCACCCCAATCGGTATCGAAGTCATTCGTCTGAGTGCTGGAACTCCCGGCTCCGTCGAATGTTGCTGTTATGTTGTACCAACTGCCCGACGAGATGTTCAGGTTCGTCGTCTCGATCTTCTCTGAGTCGCCCGACGATGCAACCGGATCGAAGTAGCCAATGAACAGTCCAAACTCATCGCCTGCCTGATACAGCTGAAAATTGCCTCGAACATAGCCGTGATTGCAGAATATCATCTGCTTAGAGGCAGTTGTCTGCCCTGGTTTCACCCACGCGCTCACCGACCACTGCGACTGATTGTTGTAATCCGCGATCGGACCATCTGACCATCGCTGACTCGAAGCCGACGAGAAAGAAAATGCGTTTGATCCGCCCGATGCTGTATCTGCAACTATCGACGCATTGTTGAACGGATAGACGTGATTCCCATTGTTCGAGAGATCAATGCCGCCGGGATACCATCCACCACCGTACCATGAAATTTCGTTATAGGTCGCTGGCATGTTCGCTGATGTAACTTGAAATTCGACCGACACTTCATCAATCGTCACTGTCCCGAACATCTGATCGCTCAGGTAAAACTCCCATGTGCCATCGACGCTCGAAGGAAAGCTGCCGCTGCTTATTTGCAAGGTGTCGGTTCGAGTGCCTGATCCGAACGGGAGACTTCCGCTGTTGAAAATGTAGTGATAGCTTCCGTCTGGATCAATTACATAACACTCGCACCCCTGCCAGCTAGATTGGTTATCCCATGTGATGCTCAATTCGATACCAGTAATGTCGCTCGCGGCGAGCAACAAATCAGCACCATCAACTTCAACATCAGACTGGACGCTTTGGCCGGATTGATTTGTTAGGTTTTCGTATATGAGTGTTTGCGTCATTTTTTGCTGCCTCGCAATTCTTCGACCTGGCAACCAGCTTGTTTCGCAATGGCTTGCCAAATATGCAACCTATCTTCCTGGCAGTCCGCGAGCGCGGCCTGGGTGTCGTCGAGTTTTTTATCTACCCGTGTGAAATGCTGCACCATTTGCTTCCATAGCACTCCGATCACCGTGCCAAGTGTAGCCACAGCTGCCACTAACATACTGACCTGGGTAATGTCTGAGCTTCCAATCATTCTTTCCTGGCTCCTGCTGCGTGAACGGCGACATACTCCCAGGCTTGCAGTTTCTGACCGTAGAAACACCCGAAGCCTGTTTTTTTCCAACTTGGCCCGTAGCTGTTTACGAAGGTGATACCATACCTGTCCAGGCTGTCCGCTGGAGCGTTTCCGCGATCAACCACCTCTAAGCCAAGAATCGCGTGCCGCCACCACGGAACCGAAAAAGTGACCGGCGCGGGCTCATCGCAGAGCATAAGGCTGATTGCCATATCCAGGTCGTTTCCGCAATCCGTGAAGGTGCAGAGCTGATTCAGATCGCGTTCCTTGGCGACGCTCTCGTCGTTTTCCAGTGTTCGATCCATCGAGCGATTCGGCCACGCATTGATCGTTGGGATCCCACCCTGCTCCTGGATCATTGCTACAGCCTGGGAACAATGGCCGCCGCGATTCTGGAAATTCATCCCGACCGCTGCCACTGCTGTCGCTGATAAGTGGGGGACAGGATCGATGCCCTGGAAAGCCAACCTGTTCATCACGCCGGCGACTACAGAGTAGGCCCAGCAATACTTTAGCGTTCCCTGGTCGAGCACTGGGATCTTGTGATACCGATGGTGCTCATAAGGCGACGTTCGCCTAATCTTGTGCTTACTGATGAGCTCGGGCCACTGCTGCCTGGGTATTGGTTCGCCTGGCAACGTCCACCCTGGACGATCTTCAAACACGCTGCCAACCGGCTGCTTGCGATAGTCGCGTTCGATCAGCCCATGCGAGTCGCTTGGGGTCAGTCCTTGTGTTTCATCCATCACTTGTACTCCTTGAGCCGTTCAAGGATGTCGTCATCCAGGGGCAGCACTGTGATCTTTCCACCCTGGCTAACAGCTGCAGCTGGCCGACTGCCATCGGTAGCCTGGAACAGCTCCTGGATCCAGGGCTCGGCGTCGCCCAGGTCTGCATCCTCGGCGTATCGACGCAGCTCAATGCCGTTTGCTTCTGCCCAGGCATCGAGCTGGATGGAGCTACCCATTCCTGTCGGTGGGACTAACACCATCGCGTCGGGGTAATCATTTCCGACTGGTGGCTCCACCCGGCCTGGGGATCGAGCGAAGTAGAACAGGGCAGCGAGCATCGCCGCGATCACTAGCGCCTTTTGTGTTTCACTTGTCATCGTCGGACTCGCTCTGTTTTTCGATGATGCTGGCAATGAGTTCCTGCACCTTTGGATCGTCCAAGTCTAACCCTGGTTTCTTTGTCACCGCTTTTTGCAAAGTTTCCAATGCCCCCGCGACTACCGGCCAAAGCCCGCTGACCAGGAGGATAGCAACGTAACCAACGCCGTCCACTGCTGAGATCAGCGCTTGGATCGCAAGCCCAACGATGTCCACCGACTCTACCTGGTCGTCGCCGGAGCTCCACAACCCAAACACGTCGTTTGCCCACAACTGATAGGCCGCGAATAACACGAAGCAACCGACCAGGAACCTAAATCCTCTATCATCTTTCATCGATTAAATCCTCGAGCCATTTATTTACTAACCTCGCCGCGAACCTCACGGCGATCGCTGTCAGCACCGCTGACCAAATACCCGTCACTTTCTTGTTGCGAATAAATCGAAACGTGTCCTCCTGGACGAGCGAGGCTGTCCGCGCGTCCTGAGTTGCTCGAGCGTTCCACCGTTCTCTGGCGTAGGCTCGAATTTCGATTCTCCTTTGCTGACTTAAAAGTCGCTCCATCATCACTTGCCCCAAATTCGTACCCGGAAGCTACCGTAATTGGAATACGCTACTGCGTCGCCTAGCAACACGCGGCTATTGTCGTCATGTGGTCCCGATCGCCCGGATGGTCTGCACGTTCCAACTGATCGGTGCGGGGTGTTCCGCGATCGCCAACCGACTCCCTCGAAGCCCGCTCCAGGCACAGATTGCCAGTTCCCAGCACTCTTGGGTGGGTGATTCCTGTAGCCACGAGCCGCCATGTAATCAGCTCGAGATTGAGCAATTTGCTGCCCGTAGCTGATTGGATCGGCGCGCGTAATAACAGCCAGAACAGGTGTCGCTTGAGTGTCACCCTCCGAGGAAATACCGTCAGCGATAGCCTGCCCTGGCTGTAATTTTGTTCCCTGGCTAACTGCCAGGGCGAAAAAGCAAAGAGCTATCAGCCTGAGCATCCGAGCGACCTGCGTTTGAATAAGCGACTAAAAAGCACGCCCCCCCTACGCGATCGACGCTCTGTGGTTGTCTTAACGGAACGCAAACGCGATACCGGGCCGCAGGAACCATCCCGGCAAACCGGCGATTCGGCAATCGGCGTCTCTGTGACGGTCCTGGTTCGCTTAAACAGCACTGTCGGCTCGGGAGCAGCTGCTGGAGCACGATCGCCAGCATCGACTGGAGCGACCAAATAACTAGCTGCGATTGCTGCAGCTAACACCAGGGGAATAGTGAATTTCATTTTTCTATCCTTAGAAACAAGGCGGCTAGGAAAGGCAAAACGTAGGGGCGGCACGGATGCCTCTCCCTGCCGCCTTGCCGAATTGTAAGCAAGTCCAGCGATCAGCTGCAAGCTATTCGTCATTGATGATTGCTTCGGGCAATTCCAGGAGCTCAATACCAACCGCTTCCTCTGTGTCTTTTGGAACCTGCCGCTGTTGGTGCGTCACGGAAAAAATCACCTCTGGACCGTCGTCCGGCAGCAAACCAATCTCTACCAGGGAATCGAGCATCGCTTTTCCCGATAAATTGTCATTATCGATCCTCCGATGGCGAAAGTGGTGGAAATTGATGGCGATTGGCCCATTTAGCTCGGGTGGTCGATCGGTGATCTTTTCGCGTTCGTAGCCGCATTTCAGCATCTGGTTCAGTCGCCTTCGCTCTGGAACTTGCGTTTTTCGCAGCTCTTTAACCGCGAGCTTCTTTTTTTTACTCGGCCTGTTGAGCGATTCGTATTCCTGCATCGCTAAAGGGCTTGGGGTTCGCCCTGAAATCGACTCGCACACGATATTGTGAATCAGTGATCGCAGCTTCATTCGCTCCATGTGGTGCATACCCAGGAGCCGATTCCAGCTTGGCGCAGCAAACTCAGCGATGAACAGCCGCATGGCAAAAACTTTGTTGCCATTTACCGATGCAACGTAGGTTTCCGTCAGTCCAGGCTCGTGTAGTACATCCATCCAGTGCATCATTTTCCCCTTGGTTTTGTAAGATCGGCGTAAACACACCTGGCCGCATACACAGCCAGGATTAGCCACAAAGCCCAGATCGTCATCAGAAAGATTTGATCGATCGCGTTCATTTCTCGCCCTTTCGTTGTTTTGCCCTGGTTCGCAAATCTGCCAGGAGCATGTCGTGCTCGTTTCTTGAAAGCTGCCCGAGTCTCAGCAGCTTGCCGAGCTCCTGGGCCTTGCTAATCGCTTCGGTCAAAGGCATGGCGTAGCCTGAATCAATCCGTTGCAATTCGTGCTTTTTCATGCGACCAAACATCTTCGCCTCCTTCTGAGTTTATAAGTTTCGGAGCTGCAATTTTTCGCACCACCACCTTCGATGAAGTGATACGTCCACCGTCTCGCTCTACCTGGTTCGCTTCACTGAGCCCTGGCAAAGGTGCTGCCTGCTCTGCCGTCAATCCAGACGAAGCCAGCGACCGGTAAACCTGGATAAATTCCTTCCTGGTCCAAGTCTCATTTTTCGGATCCCTAGTGCAAAATTCAGGCCAGCCACCCAGGTGTCGAATCGTCGCATTTACGACCGGATCCTCAAAATCAACGTGCCTGTACATCCCGTGGATGTGTAACGCCGCGTTTGAGGCGTCCCAAGCCCGCACTGCGTCCGCCGACGGGTTCACCCCTCTCAATTCACTGGGTGTAGGCCAGAATCGATTACAGGCGACGTGAGAGGCTGCTATGGCTTTCAGCCTCCAAATCGGAATATCCCGCAAACACTCGAAATAAACTGCCAGCATTTCGTCGGTTATTTGTCGATCGTAAACCACTCCGAGGCTCTCGATGATGCTCGCGAACTCGAGGCGATGTCGCTTTTCATCCATTGATGAATTTGGTGATTCGAGCTTCCCGGTCGTTGGCTTGTGGTGCGTCATAGTTTCCCTCGCATAGTTTAGTGATGTTTGCTTCGTTCAAAGTCCAGTCGAAAGTTGGCTGCCAGGAAAACGATCCGTGATTGTGGACCGGTAGCTTTTCCAGACTAGCTTCCCAGTTTGCCAGGAACCCTGGCTTCTTGCTCGCGGTCCTCCAGGCTCGGCGTCGCTTGTCCGTGATAGCTCGGACCTTCGCCAGATTCTTGTGCGTCGCAGCTGCTTCGTTCCATTTCTGGACGGCAATTTCGATCGCAAACCCACTGGCTACAGTGGGCGCAGATAACTCTTTCTCTTGTTCTAACTCTAACTCTAACTCTCTCTCTAACTCTAACTCTAACTCTCTCTCTGTTACAGTTTCTGTTACATGTTCTGTAACATTGTTTGCAGCAGGTTCTGTAACAGTCCCTGTAACATTGTCTGTTCCTGTTCGCAGCTTTTTCTTCTTGGCTGCCCTGGCTTTTTTGGTTTGTTGCCCTCGTTTTACGGTCTTTTTTTCCTGCTCGGCCATTACCTTTTCGAGCCGCAGATTCTTGAACTCGTCGCCTCCTCCACCGTATTGCTCGAAAAAGTATTCCATCACCAGCCGATAATCATCCTGCTCCTGCTCGTTCATTGCTGGATAAATCCTTTCAAACTTTACTGTATCAACGTATCCATCGTTGAATTGCATCAGCAGCAAACGGAGGTACAGTCCCTGTTGCTGGAATGTTAAATCGAGCGTTCCAATTACCCAGGCGTCGTGGTAAAGCGGGAACCAATGATGTTTTGAGTTTGTGGTCATTTGTGGTATGTTTCCATGCTTGTGGTTTAGTGATGGGCCGCGATCGACACCCGCCCGATCGCGGCCTTTTTTTTTGCGCTGCTAACGAATCGGTCGATCATTGTAGCGATGATCGCCATCCAGGATCCGGTGGATCGTAGTTAGCCCGATACCTGAGTCCTTGTGGATGTCGCTGATCTTTCGGCCCATCCAGAACAATCCCAGGATCATTGCGCAATCTGTAAGCTCAATCGGCTGGCGACGCTCCATCGCCCTCGCTGGGCCTTTCTCAGCGATGTGTGGGTGCGAGCCGCTGGCAATGCGACGAACGGTAGTGTCGCTGACGCCATACTTTGCCGCGAGCTCACGCAGGGGGACGCCAGGGCATCGCAGCATGTCTGCGTGGCAAAGGATCGCGTCGTTCTTTGGCATTTTGCTCATTGCTGATCCAGTATGTTGTCGATCTTTTGCTGGACGCGAGCCAGGAGCGTGTTGCCGTGCATGACCTGGATGGCTCCCATGCTCGCGTCGTAGGCGATCTGGTCTGCGATCACTGAGAGTTCTTCCTGTCCCTTAGCTTCTCGGATTCGCTCGCCATACCTCTCGATGATCTGCTCATCCGGTGTCAGCACGTCAGCATCGTCAGCAACTGGCTCGGCTTTTGGCTTCGCCTTTGCCGGCTTTCTCTTGGGCTTGGACTTGGCCTTGGCGATTAGCTTTTCGCCCTGGCTCGGCTTCGGCTCGCTGGTAGCTTCAACCATCGGGAAAGCCTGCTCCACCGTCTGCAGCCCGTCCTTGATCGCAACATAGATTCGTCGCATTGCCAGGTACTGGGCTGGCTGGATGGCATCCACCGATCGCTGCAGCTTCGCGACAATCTGCTCCTGGGTGACTCCGAGCTCGCCAAATCGTTCGACCATCTGCATAATCTTTTCAGAGTCCAGGTCGATGTTTGCTTTAAGCGTCCTCGCACATTCGTCAACAGCTTCCTCGATCACGTCGCGCGGTATCACGTTTTCCAGGCATGTCCTGACTCGACGCTGTGCCTGGTTCGCGATCCAGTCTGCCAGCTCGTCCTCTCGCAGCTGCCGTTGGCCGCCGCGAACTCGAATCCTATGCGGCACGATGAACTGCCGGCTGTACCTGGCGTTGGTTTGCTGGTCCCAGGCGTAGGCTTCCACGGTCGATTCGCCGTGTCCCCTGGACAGCTCTCGGTAGCCCCAGTCCAGGTTTCCCCAGGCGAGCGCTACCTGGACAACCAAGGAAATGCTCGGACCTGTAATGTCCTGGCCGCCCTTGGCGTAGGTGTAAACCGCTGACTCCGCGAGACGCACCCGCTGGCAACTGGTCTGTATCTGCGCGATCGCTCGCTGCTCGTTTCGCGGCCGTGCAGCTGCAACCGTGAGCGACGCCTGGATCGCTCCTTGCGTCCTGGCTTGCTCGGAAATCGAAAGAGACTGTGACTGCTGTTCTTCCTGCTGGATTAGTTGTTGGTTGGTCATTTGACTAAAAGCCTTCTGCTAGTGGATGTGGTAGTGAACTCTCTGCACAGCTCTGGGTGAGCCGCTTTTAACGCTGCTGTATCGAGCCGCATACTGTGAGCTGTTTTCCAGGTAGCAAGTACCCGGTCACCGTCTGCGATTCCTTCTCCATCTTCGATAGCGATCTTTACCTGGCTTTCCAGCATCTTGATCGCCGTCCGATTTTTCTTCTCTTCTTTTTTCAAAGCCTTCAACTGCTCGATCGCCAGGACAATTTCCTCGTCGGCGTCGGCCATTTTTTCGGGCTTGTGAATAGGCCAAAACTGTGCGGCTTCGTCGCCGTTGATCGGATCCGGCATCTGCCGGCTTTCGACCATTTTCCAAAACTCGCCAGCCGTTTCCTCCATGTACTCCTGGAACTCGACATCAGCCTCCAGGTGGTATATCTCGATCCTTCGACCACGATCGAAAAACAGCACAGGCACATCAGCAAAAGGAACATCGGCAATTCGCATATTCCACTGACACTGGCAAAAGTAGTCAGGCGGAATGTCAGAGGATCCTGGCTCTCCCCAGGCTCGCGAGTCGCCGGCTGTCTTGACCTCGAGCACTCCTTGGTCGCCGGAAGGAAGGGTTATCAAACCGTCCAGGTTGCAGCGAGCCCAGGGCTTTCCTGGGACGCTAATCGCTTCCAGGCTGGTAGCAACGTGATACCCTGTTTCCTCGCGGTATTTCTCCACGACAAACGATTCCAGGAAACTACCCAGTTCCATTGCCAGGTTCGGTGGTCCGTCATCGATCGGCGATGTTTTTTCTAGCCAAACGTCGCACGGTGTTCGCCACTTTGATAGCCCTAGCACTGCCGCGATCTCGGATCCGCCAATGCCCTGTTGTCGCTCTTTAAGCCATTGATTGCGGTTCATGCTTCACCTCCTTCCAGCTGAAAATCGTGGCAGTCAACGCTCTCGATTTTTCGACCGCTTTGCACATCTTTGAGGACTTCGATCATCGCCTCATTTGCTCGTTGGATCGATCGGAACATTTCATGGATCTCACCCTTTGCTGCCTCGTCCTCCGTGACTCGAGCCAGGTGATTTACAAGAACCAGATTTGCAACTGCCTGGTTGCTCGCCAATCGCTCGACTGCCCAGGCAACAGCACGGTTCGATTTGCCGTAGCTTTTCGGCTTCTCGTCGCTTTTCTTCGCTCGTCTTGTATAGTCGATACCGAGCGCTTCGAGGATGGATCCGATCGCACCCCAGGAGCAATCGAATCCCTTTGCTGCCACGACTGTCCAGATGTCAGTTTTGGTTAATGGCAGCTTCTTTTCTTCGTGCAGCTCCGTAAGAAATACCTGCAGCTGTGCGCGTTCCAGGCTAGTGAGATGCTTCGTGTTTTTCTCGTTCATCACATTTCCTTCAAAGTGGTTAAAGAGCCTGGTCAGAATTGAGCCAGGCAAAGGGACGCCGGGAGTCGAATACCGGATGAGCCGTGCAGATCGCACGCTCGCGCCCCTTGGGTGGTCAGGTCGTGATCGTCGCGTCAGCTCGTCAGCTGCGCGTCACCTCCTGCCACCCTGCCATCCGCAGATGACACGTCTGGTCACGCCCAGGAGCCATCGCTAAACATCAGCAGGCTGCTGGGGACCATGAAGTTCAAAAACATTACGCCGCTGCAATCTTCCTCAGTGATGCCGCCAGGACCGCACACGCCGACCTCGTGAAGCCACTGGATGCTTTCGCGGATATGAGCATCAAATTTGCGTCGCGCGTCCCTCACGCGAGCGTAGGGAGCCTGGTTGTACGTCGATCGAACGTCGAGCTCGTGATACTTATCCCACAGGTCATTAGCTCTCTCGATCCGCTTCTCGACTTTCTTGGTGAAAGCGTCGATCTGTCGCTTGGTGATTTTTCTGGTTGTCGTTTTCATGGTCGCAATCCTTGGTTGTGGTGGTGAGTTATTCAGCGAGTCTCTTAACTTCGTCGTCAGCCATGCGCTTGAACAACTTGAGCAGGCTCGTCTCTCTCGCCAGTGCGTCTATCGCTGTAGATGGCTTGCCGAGGGCCTCGTCAAGTTTTGACGCGACCGCTAGTTCGTTGATTGTTCTGCCTAACTGTGACTCGGTTGGTGCTTTCTTCATGGTCGCAATCCTTGGTTGTAGTGGTGAGTTATTTGTCGTCGATGGAGCTATTGGTTTCTACTGAACGCAACCGGTCAGACAAGTCGAAAAGCATGTTCCAGTGTGCCAGGTTGTTTTCCTGCGCAGCTTTCTGCAGATCCGATACGGTCGCGACTCCCATAAATTCCGCGCCTCTCCTCAGCCCCTCAGCGACCACTTGATTCAGTTTCCGGGCTTCTTCTTTCGTAAGTTTCATCGTCGCAATCCTTATTTGGTGGTGATTAAAACAGCTCGTCTGCAACGACAAAAAGCGACGAATGGAGCCAGCATTTCTTGCCCCGTGTATTGATGTGGGCATCGCCTTCGTCGTCGATCGTCGCGTCGATAGTTTCGCGGTAGCAGCGATCGGCCAGTTTTTCGTCGCCGAAGTGCCGCATGAGCTCATCGTAGCCGGCTGAAACGTAAATTATCGAGCACGGGGAATTTGTTTGCCGGCTGTGAGCGTATGTGCAGCCTAGTGAATGGTTCTGATTTTGAGCAACGTCGGCGCCGCAACCAGGGCATGTTTTTGTGGTCATGGGTGCAATCCTAAGTGGAGGTTCAGTGAAAGGTGGCTTACAGGTGGTTTAGTCCGTACTGCATACCGTCGATCAATGCTTTGCAGGCTAGAAAGTTTTTGTCGGACAGCTTTTTTCGCGTAGAGGTAAACGTGTAAACCGGCACACCGGTCACGCCGCACTCCGACTCAATTTTGAATCGTGGTGAGCCGCAGATTGTCGCCAACTTAAAAGCGATGGCGTCCAGCTTCGCGGAATCAAGGCTGTGGTGTGCGACGAGAAAGAATGATGGTTTTGACATGAGTGCAATCCTGACGGGAGGGGTGAAGATTAGGAAACGGTGACGCTTACAACGTCAAATTGTGGGTAGTCCTCCAGCGACAACTCAAAGCGACTCAGATCGCTGACATGCTGGTTTGGCCTGACGACGATCTCTGACCAATCATCGCCAAGCACAGGAACCACAACCACTTCCTCGATCAAAACGTGATCTGAGTAGTCTGAAGGCAGGAAGTTGGTCAATTCGCGGCTGATGATGTTCTTAATCTTGTCTTTCATGGGTGCAATCCTGTTTAAGTTGTGATCGTTGCGTTTGGTGTAAACGCTGCAGAACACTAAACCTATCGACGGATCTCCCACTCTGCAACAGCTATTCAACGGCTTTCCCAGGTTTTTCTAAAAACAATTCACCCAGGCGTCATTTGGCTGGCATTTGGCTGACCAAATAGGGGTGTCGTCCGATGCACCCCAGGGGTGTCGTCCGATGCACTGACAAGCAAACCCCCAAAACCCCTAAAACTCACCCACTTGGGGGGTAAATGTAATACTTATGCCCCTACTTATGCCCCTACTTATTTACCTGGTGACAATGGCTATCCGTGCTCGAGCCCGTTTTTCGTTTCATACGTCAGTTCTCGCATTTCCGCCGGCCTGTTTGTGCCGGTAAAACCAAACGGGGGAGGCTTCAAATACCCAGATTCAACCATTTCTTTCAGCACAATTTCCTTGTGCTTGCTGCAAAACTTCTCCCCTCGAATCGGCCTTTCAGTGCATCTTTCGCATGTTTCTCGCATCACTCGCTGCCTTTCTTTAGTTTCTTGACTTTCTTTGTTCGGCATTCGCACAGTATGATGAGGCGACGGCAGTTGCGACAACGACAATTTTCACAAACCGTTACGTCATCTCGCACTCGCCTTTGACAATGGTTGCACCTATTCATGGGGATCCTCTGTGTACGAATACGAAATTTCGTCAGCTGACGATATTATTGACGACGCCAGCACAATCAGCGCTCCTGTACCAAAGACTTCAGAGAGCCACATGCACGATTACCTGGTCGCGATGGGGGATGAAGCCAAGACGCTCGTTGGCTTTGATGATTGCGTTTGCGGCATCAATTTCAACGGCGAATATTATGATGTGTACTACTCGATGCCGGCCATGATTTTGCAGATGATGCGAGACAACGACATGAATAAATTTGATGCGGTTGAGTTTATTCAGTACAACACAGTCAGGAGCCTCGATTACGAAAAAGGTATAATCATCATCGACGCTGCTTTCCCGACGACGATCTCCCAGGGGCGCACCACCGAAACGCCGAAAACAATCCTGGCAGAGCAGTGTTTGAGCCTAAAAGAAGCAGCAGAGGCGATCGAAAAGATTACTCGCAAAAAACCGGATAAATCGACTCTCTACCGCTGGTGTACCAAGGGCGTAAAGGGTAATTTTCTCGAGCACGAGCGAATTGGCGGCAACATTATCACCTCCAAGGAGGCGATAGAGCGATTCATTCTGAGGCAACAAGCGTAACAAGCCTGCCGGCGTAACAGACGCAATCCTTTGCGTCGGTAGGTTTGTTATTCTTCCGTGACTGGAACTGGTCCCAGTGGCTCGCGAGCTTCCTCAATCCCGTTGAACTGAGCAGCCATCGCCGCAGTCCTGGCTGACTCAGCTACGTCGAGCCCTGTGACATCGCGATTCCAGAGCACCCCACGGGTACTGGAGTCAATCTGCGGTCCGCGATGAGCTTCCAGGGTGAATGACAGTGAACTGAATTTGGACCCCTGTCCGCACTCGATAGGGCTGCTCATCAGCACGGTTGGAAAGTTGAAAGTGAACCAATCGTCGCTTTTGTTGGCTGGTGCTGCCAGCGTCATTTTGTTGTTCCTGGCCGGCACGATCAGCAATCTGAAACGGTGATACTGCAACAGTGGCGTGCCGACTTCCCAGTCCTGCACCGCACCGTTTACAGAGTACATATTTTGTCTCTCCACCCAGTACCGAACCGTCTGATTCCACGTCGATAGGTTAATGCTAATTTGCACGATTCGGCCAAGCGCTTGCCTTTCTATGGGTGGTCCTTGCGGTCCGCCATTCGAGTCACCTGGCACGTCGTTAAAAAACTCGCGGGTGACGATGGCGGTATCATCCATCTGCTCACCAAACCAGTAAAGAGTATCGTCAGCTGGCGTCGCTGGCGCCCCGTCGGCGATATACAGATTGCTTCCTCCAGCAACCTGGATGTTGACCGCATCGCGATTATCAGCGTTTGCATTAGCGTTGGGATCAGGGATCGCAGCAACTGCAGGCGGGTCGGTGTTTAGAGGTAGTCGTGTGCTCATATTCCACCACCCTGTGCTCTCGGTAGTCGTGTTATTGGAGGTGGGAAAAGTTTATTCCGCACCGTCATGTCATTTCTGTTTTGGAGCTGCACAGCTGTTGGCCCCGTGTGGTCAACAATCGTTGCGTCGATCTGAGCTGGCAGGTCAAAGATGTTGCCACCTTTTTCAAGCTTTTCGATCAGTCCCCACCATTTCGCCTGGATCGTTTCAGCGTTGTCTGGCACGGCTTCTGATCGTCGTTCCCACAGCCGGATGATGGCGAGCCCGCACACCAGGTCTGCCAGGTACGCTTTGTTCACGCCAGTTAGGGTCGCCAGGTCATCGACGGAATACTGGCCCCCCTGGATCAGTGCAGCCTGGACTTGTCCGCTTGCACCGTCGAGCGCAACCTGGACAGCTGGATGCGAAGCCACAGCGCCACGGGAAAGTGACTCGCGATTATCAGTCGCAAGATCACCTACCCAGTCGATGTCGTACCGCAGCGCTAAGTCGTCGCCGGTTGCGTAAGCCATAGCTTTGCTCTAGCTCAGGATGTTCTCGAAGCGGAATCCGCTGGCTGGCGCTGTGCCAACAACGTCGAAATCGTCAACAACGTGACCCTCGGTTCGGCGGTCGTCCTCGTTGTCGTTCGTCCAGACAGTCATGTCCTCAGCGAGGAACAGGTGAATGGTGCTAAACGAAGGTCCGCCAGACTCGGCAACCAGGCTGCCAGGGCGAGCCAGCAAATATGCCTCATCGTTGTCGCAGATGAACGAGCTTGCGAGCGTTGCACCGCGTTGGCTTGAGACGCGAACAGCGTCCTCGACTACGATGTCGATGCCGTACAAACGATCGGGAAGCTGATACTCTCCCCACTTGCCGGCTTCGCCAACCACCTGGCTGTAAGCATCTGGCGAGCTCTTGATGTGCTCGACGATCTCCTGGCTCTCGCTCATGGAGTGAGCTGCATCCGGTGACAGCACCAGCTGCAAGTCTTTGCGACGAACAACGGACAGCGTAGCCAACATCACTTTTTCGACCGCATAGGCGAGCGAGCGTTTGATGTCCTGGCGAGCGCTCGTTGACTGGTCCCAGTTTCCGGTGTTGCCGGGAATGGTTGTCACGTCAATCGAGTGGCCGGTTGCCCAGGAACCGTTGTCCTGGAGCAATCCGTGAACGCTCAGGGTGCGAGCAGTCATTGCCTGCTGCGCCTTGATGCGACTGTGCGACTCGATGATGTTCCAGTCAGCTTGCTCGCTGGCTTTTCGACCAATCGTAAAGTCGTAATCGTATCGCTGAGTTTCGTACCCGGCGAAAGTAAAGGTTTCCGTTCCGTTGTTGCGGCTCGGGCGAGGCGCTCCGTCGGGCCAAACAAATTCAGCCAGGTTTGCGTTCAAAACACGCGCCGCTTCTTCCGGCGTGATCTTGAGATAGTAGCCGGCAGATTTGTTCACATTTGACAGCTGGATGTAGCTATTCAGGGCGAACTCGTCGGGATTCCGCGAAAACTCGGTAATAAGCCGACCTGATGCGTCCAGGTCTTTGACAAAGGTGTTGTTTCCACCTGGATATGCGATAGCCATATCGTACAGTCCTTAAAAATAGGGGGGGTTGTTCTCTTCACAAAACAGTCCCGCCCCGGACCGCACAAATTTATCTTGAGGCTTATGCCATCGTGCCAGCGCTGACCAAGACCTTCGCTCGTCCTCCAACCGGTGCGCCTTGAGTGCAAATTGCACTGAAAACTTCACCTTGGACGCACGCGACGCCATGACCGTTTGCGTCAGGCTTCACCGCGTCGTCAGCCGTCAGGCCGCCCGCACCAACGATCACCTCGCAGGATTCGGTTGCCTGGTAGACTCGCTTGCTCTGTCCCGCAGGAACTGCAATCGTGTCGTTTGCGCTGGGGATCGGCGTATCCCAGGCACTTTCGTGCATGATTCCGATCGCACCGTCGCCGGCTGCCGCCGTCTCGACTGTGTTGTCGCCGCTAATTTTCACGAACACGCTAACATTGATGTTTGCTGATGCCTGAAACTGTTGACCGTCGCCAGCCATATTATCACCTCAAAAATTGGTTTCTTTACCCCTGAATTGACTGGTAAAATTACTCAGCAGTGAGCTGTGTTTTTGCTTCTTCGACCGCCTCGGCGTAGCTCAATCGTTTGCCGGATTTGATTCCGCCATTGACCAACTCGAGGGCTTTGTCCGCGACTTGAGCCGCGAAACGGTCGTTCTTAACGTCGCCACCACCCATGCCGTCGTATCCCAATGGAATCATCGGGGACTGTGGCGCGGTTGCTGCCGCATACTGCTCAATGAGCGTGATTCGCTCATCAAACGCTTCATTGTCAGGTGCGTTTTCGTTGCTGGAATACAAGCAGTGATCCATCTCTTTTTTGAGATCAACGGCTCCGTAACGGTGAGCCAGGTTGGTCAGTCGCTCTTTACGCTCTGCGTCGATCGCGTTCTGACGCAACTGCACAACTTCGTGCTGCGTTGCCGCGTACATTTCAGCTTGCTCGGTCAGGAGGCTGTCGTTGTGCTTTCGCACCTGGTTCAGCTCTTGCCGGATCTGGTGGTTTTCGGCTTGGATTGCCTGGTATTGGTCGCGATTCATGTTTCCCTCGCTCGTGGAATCGTATCGATGGTAGCCTGGCACAGCGCCAAACTGTTGTCGTGGTGTGGCAGCCTGGTTTCCTGCAGTCGGGCCTGCAAGAATTTTGGCAAGTATCCCCTGCTTCTTTGGCTGCTGCTGTCCGCCACCCCGGTTCATAAGTTTGTTCCCTGCTCCGGTCCCAACGGCTGTTCCCAGGGCTTTTGCGCCTTGCGTGAGAGCTGTGCGGCCTGCAGCTGCTACCAATGGCGCGACGTTGCGATCGACTTCCGGCTCGACCATCTCCTCCTCCATGACCTCGCCCTCCATTGGTGGTCCCATATCCATTCCAGCAAGAGGTGGTTGTCCTTCCATTCCTGGGTCCATGCCTGGATCCATGCCTGGATCCATCATCCCAGGATCTTCCATCGGTGGCTCGGGCATCCCGCCAGCCATTGGATCCATCATCCCTGGATCACCAAGATCGTCCTGACCGGTGTTGATTGGCTGGTTTTCCCCAATCGTCTGAGCCGCGTCTGAAATGGTTTGCCATTCCTCGGTGCTCATCAGCGCGTTCAAGACCTCTTTAATCATCTGTGGGTCAGCTGCCGTTTGTCCGTACATATCACTGCCTTGGTTTCGTTCGCGTTTGGCTTTAGGTTTCTTGCTAAAAGTGTTCATTCCACCAGGAAAAACAGCGTTTAGCGCCGGGGTCGCGTCGTATCGCTCGACCGTGACGGCTTCGCTGCTTTCGCCTGCTGCCGCGTATTGTGCAGTCGTAGGCAGTGGCAACCTCGGAGCCTCGGACAGCGCTGCAATAGGGTCGATATAGCGACGCCCGTTAGCCTTGAGCTGGAGCACCTCCACCGATCTATTTGGTCGATCCTGGAGCTGCTCAGTTTTGTCTCGCCGCTGCCACTCGTTGGCGAAGATGCCCCATCGCGGATTGGTTCGGCCCATCATTCCCAGGCGATACGGACCGACGAATCCAAGGTTTCGAGGTGGATCAGGATCGCGATAAGGAGGCGGAAGCGTGTGCTTGTCCACCAGCGCGGTGTATGCGTCGGTGTCCTGGATCCGGTGATTGTTCTCCCGGATGATCCTGGTCAGCTCTGCCAGGTTGTAGTTCGTAATTTCTTCGTCGCCGTTCGCGTCGTAGTTGACCTTTTCGTGCTCCATGAAGAAAGGTCGCGGCGTCGTTGCCGCATACTTCGCGCTGTCGAAGTACCGATTTGCCTGGTCAAGTAGGCGATTGCCATTTGCCTGGTCCCAGCTGTTCCAAACGGCGCTGTTTCGCTCGATAGGGTCCGGGATTTGCTGAGAAAGCGCATGATGAGCTCGGACAATAAAATCCTCTTCGGATTCCTGTTGTCCAGGTTGAATCGCCACCACTGGCTGCTGTGCTGCATCCATGATTATTTAATCCTATACCTTTTTAGCTGGGGTGTGCAAGCTATTACGGGGTGATTGTTTCTGAGCGCTCCAGCGGGTTGCCCATATCAGCCGGGGTAAAAAACGCAGTGATCTTGCCGGGGAGGATTTTCACCACCTCTTCGCAGGCCCAAATAGCAGCGTCGCCCTTGTCTGGTGTCCAGTGCTGCCAGCACGCGAAGCTGTTAGCAATCTCTTCCTGGGCGTGAAATTTGTCAGCGCCTCGCCAGTACCCGTCGCTGTATAGAAGCAGCGTGTACTCGCGGCAATTTAGGGCTGCCATGATCCAGGTTTGTTCTTCGTCGTCCGCGTTGCTCATAGCAATCCTCTAAGTGATGCAATCGTAAAGTTAAAGTGATCCGGTGCTGCTCTTGCAAACTTCATGGGTGTTTCGATAAGCCTCTGGATCCCCATCGTGAGCACTTCGCTCGATTTAGGCCGGTTGTAGTATTTCCCCGTGTAGGCATCCATGAATCCGTTTTTGCTGCCTACTTCGTCTGCTTCACAGCCTCCGCCAGTCCATTTGGTTTTGTGCTTTTGAATAGCCTGGGCTTCAAACGCTTTCGTCTTTCTTCCCTGGTCCGTGTGGTAATCGATCGCGTGTCCCAGTTCGTGACAGAGCACTGCCTGGTACATCTGCCCGCTGTTCATGTGGATGTCGCCGGATTGGTGGAACGATCGGCTTTCGTTTGTTTTCCGCAACTGCACCGTCATGGCCGGCAGTGCTCCGCCAGAAATTTCTTCCAGGTACTGGCAGGCTTTAGCGACTGAATCGACCTGGGTTTGTTTGAACGAGGTCGTTCCTGTGATTGCGATAGCTGGCTTGCTGCCTTCCTTTCTGAGTCGATTGCTTGGCAGCTCTTTGAGCCAGTCCTTCAAAGCGTCGCCCTGCTTGTCTCGCAGCTCATCCACTTCGGCGCGCAGCTCTCTGTACCGGGCTGCTCGAGCTTTATCAGCCTCCTGGTCAATGGATCCGTCAGGGTTTCGCTTCGGTGATTTGTTGTAGACCTCATCGTCGATCTTTTTCTGGACTTTGCTAATCTTCCCCTGAATCTTGTCGTATTTTGCCAGGAGCTCTTTGCGAGGCTTGTCGATCAACTCCTTGGAAGCTGTTTTTAATTTTCTTCCAACTGTTGCATCGAGCCGGAAAGAGTCGGTCTGCTTGATCTTGTCTACTTTCTGGCAGCTCTGGGATGCCTTGCGGCTGACGTTGCCCTGGTTGTCTGGTCGCCAGGGCGCGTCCTGGTAGATTTCGTAGGCAGCTTTCGGCACGTTTTTACTAGCTTTTACCGCTGCTCTCACTTTGTCCCTGTGTTTGCTCAACAACGAATTGAGCAGCTCGCTCGAGCTGTATTTAGCGTAAGAGTCGCCAGTAATAAAGTCAGCGACTGACCAGGTTGCGCTGTCCCGGTCCAACGTGTGCATTTCAGGATGTGCTAACCATCCGAAGGTTTCTTGCATTTCGTAGTACCCGAATCCGTGCCGGTTCTGGTCGAGGCCCATTTCGATTCGGCCAAACTTTTTCACCAGCTCTCTCGCGCCGTCCAGTTCCTTAAATTCCATCGCAAATTCATGCCAATCCTGCAGCTCGTTGTCGCTGTGCTCTTTGCTCCACTTCTGCAGGTATTTCTCCGCCTCCGATGGTTTTTTTTTGTTCAGTAGCGATTTCCGCTGCTTTTCAATTTCCAGGGCTGATTGCATCAGGAACTCTTGCTGCGTCAATTCGTAGGGCTTCGCTTTTTTAAGTCTTTCCTCGCCACCATATTTGTCGATCGTTACGCTGATTTTTCGCCGCTGCTGTTTGGATCGCTCGTATTCGCGGCCCCGCGCTCTTTTTTCTCGCAATTTCTCCCTGGCTTCGCTCATCTTTGGCGTCGTCGGGCTACTGCCCTTGGTCCACTGACCACCACCCTTGTCGCCTTTTTTTTTGCGAGGCTGGTCTTTCCAGGATCCACCGCTGCTGTCAAACAGCCGGCCCTGGCTGCCAGGCTTCTTTGAATACTTCCCCGTAAACGGATCCTCGAATAGCCCGAGCTGCCCGGCGTACCGAGCAACCGCATCGCGGAATGTCGTGGCAGAAAAAGTGTCGGCTGTCTCACTAGCGGTTTCTGGAAATTCGTCGGCGATCTGCTCTTTGATGCTGTCGTACAAATCCCAATCGTCATCTTGAGCCGCGACGTTAGCCTGCCGCATTAGCTCGTTGTACTGCGCGTCCCTGTCTCTCTCTCCTGCGTCCCGGTCGTCTAATTTTTCAGTGCCGGTAAGTCGCTGCGCAGCTTCGGATAGAATTTCTGAATCACTGGCTTTTGGCGTTTTTGGTAAAGGCATCCTAAGCGCCTCGAAAACTATCTGCTCCGCCTGGATTTTTCCGTCGGCCCCTGCTGCCCATTTCGTTTTTCCGCCTGGCAGGTATCCCAGGATGTCATGCAATGATGATTGATCGTTTTTCCAACCACCAGAAGATTCAATTTCCGCGACTGCCTCATCGAACCCTGGTATCTGATCTACATCAGCAGCTGCGCGAGCCTGGGCCTGAGCGCCAGTAAGCCTAGGACCGTCCCCAAACGCTTGTCGCAATGCGTCCTGGCCTGCCTGAATTTGCTGAGATCGCTCGGCAACAATTTCCACCGCCATTTCGTGGAGTGCTGCTATTTCCTCACTGGTAGCGTCGTCCGGGATATGAACGCCCACAGCTGCCTTTTTGAATCCTGGTGGAAGCCGTTTCTTTTTTGTGTCCTGGACGGGCTTGTCGTCATCCACCCAGTCTGGTGGTTCAGCTGGTGGCTTGTCGTCGAGCCTCTGCTGCGTTTCTGGCTTCCTGGCGTATTTCCCCGTAAAAGGATCCTCGTGAGTCCCGAGCTGCCCAGGGGAATCCTTGTGCTGTTTCTTTCCTGTTGCTTTGCTTCCTGCTTTGCTCTGCTTAAAGTCTTTCCAGTAGCCAGGTGAATCGCTTTGCGGATTTACTTTGCCGGAGTCGGTAACAAATATGGCTTGCTTCTTGCCGTCGCCATCGGGATCGACGCTTATAAATTTGCCGCCCTGGTTTGCTGCCTTGTACTGGTCGAGGTAAACAGCAACACGCTGCGCAAAAGTTGGTAGTTTCATTTTTCTGATCCTTCCCCAGGTTATTGATTTGCCGAGTAAAGCATTTTGCCCGCGTTGCTGCCAATGTCTGAAAAGTTGCCGCCATTGTGCGCTGACTTTACCTGCGTTTTCTTGAAAGCGACGTACACGTCTGCTGGCTCAATTTCGTCGTATTCTATGTGTGGTCCGCCATGCCCTCCGTGATCCGTGATGTCCTTGAATACGATGCCATCGTGACCTGTTTTCTCTGCCAGATCTGCCAATTCCCTTGTGGTCGATCCGTGAGGCAGGTCAAAGGCTTCTATCAGCAATGCTGTTGCCAAACGATCTTCGCCAAGAAAAGTTTTCCAGCCAAGTTGCATCTTGTTTTCATGGTCTACCTTACTCATCAAATTAGGGTCCACTGGTCCGTCCTGCAGTATCAGGTTTGGATCCACTGTGCGCTCAGGTGGTTGTGATAGCACCTTTGCCACCTTCATTATTAACGCTTGCGGGAATTGCAATTCCATTCCCTTTGTCTCTTGCAAGACCTTGACTGCTTCCCGAGCGTTTTTTTGTAACACGCGAGCTACTAATGGATGACCACCGGACGCGACTGCTAGTTCCGTAAGGTTTTCGCGTCTCGGAACAAATCTAGGCTTACCGTCATCGATGTATTCGCCTACGTCGTCGTACAGGTAGCTTATTAAGGCGTCGTAGAACATTCCCTTGTCGCTGGTAGCGTTGGACCGCGACAAATCATCTGATCGATTTTTCAGCCAAGCCTGGATCGGCGGATACTGCATGTTTTCCTCAAACGACTTGTCGTAATTGACGATGTTCATGCTGTTCCAGTTTTCTCCATTTCCCTCGACTATCATTGGCGACTGCAAGCGGTAAACCAGAGGATACACTCCGCTGGTCCTTAGCGACCTGGATCCCTCAGCTATCCAGGCGTTCCATTTGACAATCATTTCCTGGGGCGATTCGGCTTCCAGGACCGGCTTGTTACCTAGTTTTTCCTCTAGCACAAACCCGTCGCTCACCTCGTTAAGCCTGTATTTTTTCGACGTTCGCAGGGTTCGCTCAATGTCGCTAATGTCCACGGCAAATGTCGGTGTGATGTCATCGGTAAAGCCTCCAGTGTACGTCGCTCCTGTCAGCACGCTGGTCGATCCGTAGATGTGTTCACCAACGTCAAACCTGCCGAACTCGGACCAGCCACCATCTTTCGTGCCGTGGAATATAATTAGCGGCAGCCCCTCATCGTCCACCGCGTAATTGTCTCTGGCCCATCTCCAGTAGTTTGGATTGCTTGCGACCTTCAACTGCAGATCGCGGACCTGGCCCCTGGCGAGCGTCGTTAAGTGCTCGTCGTATGCTTCGCCGTGATTCATCTGCCAGTCATCGTCGGCCTGGTTCAGTTCGTGCATTTCCGATTGCTGCTTTCGCGACTGCTCCAATAACTGTGCCAGGGGTCGCACCCAGGGCTCTAGCTCCGGGGGAGCAGAATCTTTGATCTCCTGGAACCTTTGCCACTGCCGGTCTGCTTCTGCGCTGAACTTCAATCGGCCAATCCAGGGCGATGGGTTGTAATTCACAAATTCATACGCAGCTGCTGACAGTTCCTGCTGATAAGCAACGATCTCGCTGTTATCTCGCCAACTACGCCAATCCCTGACTGCGTACTCACCCCATGCCTCACGCTCGTCATCTGAAAGCCAGTCATCCTCAAACCATTTACCTTCTGGATGGCTGTCTGTTCCGTACCTGGGTGAATTTTCCCAGTAGATACGGCTGCCGTCGTCGGGCTGGTATTCCGTATCGGGTGCTTCATTCAAGTGGCTGGTCCACTCGGATCGCAATAATCCAGGGTTTTCCAGCCACTTGGTAGCGAGAGGTGCGCCAAAAACAGTTCTGGTTATTTCCGTCTGTGGGTTTTCCTGGTCCAGGAAAACCATCCAGTTTCCCTCGGCATCTCGCTCTGTCCAGGTTTTGTATTGAATCTCCCTGGGCGGTGGGGATTTCTCAAACACTCGCTTCCGCAGCTTAAACAACTGCGATTTAATGTCATACGATCTTTCGGTGAGCTGCTTTTCAGCTTCCTTTTTGTCAGTTCCGATTTTTTTCTTGATTTGCGAAAGTCGTTTCAGGTTGTCTTTCGCTTCGCCCATCAGCTGCTCGCCGACGCCTACCTGCTCCTTTGCCCATCTGACTTGCTGCGTGACGTAGTTGTTTACCTTGTACGCTGTCGCAGCTGCGTCCTGGGTTCCGATTTCATCGATCCCTGCGTAGTCCTTTACGCGGTTTTTTGGAACACGGAACACCCTGGTGGTTTCTGCGGTGTAGTCCTCGTAGTTGTCTCTCATTTCCTTTAAGCGATCGCGTTCGCTGATAGCCTCTGCCAGGTCTGCTTGCTTTTGTTCCCAGCTCTGCGTTACCCAGGGCTCGCTATTGTCCCAGATCGCGTCACCCCAATCGTTTTCAAAATCCTCGGCGTCTGCTTCCAATGCCGCGACCCTTCGCTGTTGATTCGCCAGGCTATTGTCTGATCGCGATCCTGCGCCCTGGTCAACCAATTCTTGCCACCGGCGGATTCCTGATTTTTCAGTGAGAAAAACATTGCCCTGGATGTTGAATTGCATGTTGTCGTCAAAGTTGCTTCCCTGGTTTGGCTTCAATCCTTCGCTGGCGATTGACTCAGCGTTTTCCGCTAAAGCGACGTGGTACAGGTAATCGTCGTCTGCCCATTCGTCTGGCTGTTTTGGCTGCTCAGGAAATGCCAGCTGGTTGTGTTTCTCTGCTTCCCTAAATAGCTGCGTCGCTCCTTTTCCTGTGTAGTTTTTCAGAGTGTTGTAGCCCATTCGGGCCATGTTGTTGTTCCAGTTTTTTCGCTGCTCCGGGGTCCAGTCGTCAGATTCGAGCATCTGCCCGAGAGGATCGTTTGCTGAGGGATCCAGCTCCTGGAATTTCTCGCGCAACCATTTCAGCGAATCTTGGTTTTGCTCAACTTTTGGAATTGGCTCCGGTTTGACGTGAACGTAGGGCTCCATGTGATCCGCATGGACTGCCGGCATGTCGCTACTTTCGAGCGATTCCTTTTTTCGCATCCGTTGCTCTGATTCGTCAGAGGCAGGGTCTGGCATATTCTGGGTTGAGCCAGCAGCTAGCGCAAATCCTCCTTCTGGAGCATCGTAGTCCTCGACGCCGTAACGCATCCGTGGATCCGTCCGATCGAATTTCCCGCTGTTGCCGATGGCACTCTTAATTTGCTCTGGCCGAAGCGCGATGAAACTCAGGTTGTTTTCGCCATCGCCTTCGTATTGGTTGAGATAAGCAATTCCGTCGTAGCCTGCTTCTTCCATTGCATCTCGCAGCATTTCCCAATTTTTGCGCTGCTTGAATTTTTCCCAGGCTCCCAGGTGGTTATTGAACCAGGCGTGTTCGTTTGCGATCTCCGGCACGAGGTCCATTGCCTCGTCGTTCCAATCTGTTGGGTCGGGTACGCCGTCGTCGTCGATGAAGGCCGGCCAGGGTATTCCCTTTTCCTCTAGCTTTTCTTCCATGAACGCTGTGATTTCGTCAGGATCCCAACGTCCCAGGTCGTCGGTCATCAGCGGGTTCTGAATCGACAACCAAACTGGATACACTCGCGAATTGTCGTACCAGCCATCAGGTAAATTTGCTCGCCGACTTTCCAGGAAATGCTCGCTCTGGCTGATGTCGCCAAAGTGAGATCCGAAGTCGCTGCCTCTCATTGTGCGGAATGAAACAATGTCATCGTCAGCTGTCGTTCCGTGCATCTGAGCCTGGGGCGAGCCGTCCGCGTTGACGACTACGCTGTCTCCCCAAAACTCTCGAAACTCGTCGGTGTTGGGCGCTTCAATCTCTGGCTTGTATCCCAGAGGAGTAATTACCGGAACAGACGACATGCCCAGGTTCCTGGCTGCAATCGCCAGCGCTACGGAATCAGCCGTCTTGCGCGGTGCATACGCAAGCAAAGGAGGAAACTCTACGCCTTGCCGAATATACACCTCGTAGTCGTCGATTTCTTCCTCGAGAACATAATCCTCGAGCTCTGACAATACGCTCGGATCGATTGCGGCCAGGTAGGAATTAGGATCCATATCGCTTAGGTCTGCGCCTTGGGCCATGAGCCCTTGGTGCTGCGTAGGCCACTCATTCTGGGGAAGCGTCTGCAAATAATCCCCTACCTCGACGAGCATGTTTTGCTCTGCCATTGAGATTTGGTTAATCACCTGGGAAGGGGTTGGGTTTTCCACATCCCATTCCTGGAGCGCTTCGTTTCTCCCGTTGCCGTACCGGATGCTCAGGTAATCCGGCTGGACTTCGTTGATGTATTGCGAGATTGCCCGCTTCTGGGCTGGCGTCGCGTATTTCTCCAGGTGCAAGAGTCCGCTGTGGTCGAACCTGATGGCGTGAGCCCGGTTCAACGTCTGGACTAGCTTTCCCCATCGGCTGGTGGATCCCTCGCCAGAATCGCCCTGCCCGTCCATTTCCCAATCCCATCGCTCCGCTGCTTCGTCTGTTGGGATAATGCTCCGGTGGTCGTCGCCACGTTGATCGCCTCCTCCTGCGCTCATGTCCAGGAGCGCGCCGTCGGACATAATAAAGCCAGCCGGACCCCATGATTCTCCTTTCGGGTACTGGTTCCGCATGAACGTGTCCATGTTTGGCTCACGCTCTGGCTCGTACCTTCCACCGTCGGAGGTTGGTTCCCCAGGCTCGAGTTGTTCGCCCTGGAGGTTGAGCCCCATCGCCTCTTGTCTTTCGGCGATTCCACGGAGCACCCTTTCCTCGTCGCCGTTGCCGTGGATAACGTCGCCGTCGAGCTCAAACCCTGCCAGGTTAATCTGATCGTATCCGACGCTCTCATAGGCTTTGAATCCCAGGACAGCCAGCTCGTCGTCGCTGACGCCTGGTATCATCTGCTCAAACAGGTCCGTGTTTGTAATGTAGGCGTCCAGGCTTTCTTGGTGCGGCTCGTCATCTTCGTCGATGCCTTCGTATTCGTTTACCAGCTCGCCGAACTGGAATTGAGCGTTTACCAGCCTGGTATCCAGGGCTTTGTTTACTTCGTCGCTTTCCCAGCTGTCGATCTTCGTTGCCAGGGCTTGCGATGCCTCGCTTGGTGGCAGCTGCTCGAGCGACTCCCGCACGTCGTCAATCACAAAGGCTTTCGCGTCGTGGTTGTTGGCGATCATGTCATCGATGGTTTCAGCAATATCGTTTAGGACGATAGCCTGGCTTTCGGGATCCATCTTTTCCGCCCATCCCAGGTGGCGCAGGTGGATCTTGAGCTGCTGGTCGTTTGCTTGGTCGTCGTAGTGTCCGTGCTCCCGCAGCAACTTGCCTGGATGCCCTAATTGGTTCCAGTGATCTTCGTCCATTGACGAGCGATCTTCGCTCATGTCCCGCTTCGCCAACTTTCCGGTGTCGAAGATTTTTATATTGCCCTGGGCATCCACCCCTGTCTGCACCTGGTCGTTGACCTCCCAGCCAGCGTCGTGAAACGCTTGCATTTTTTCCCGGTACGCCAGGATCTGCTCCCGCGTCAGGTCAGCGCTCAGGTCCAGCTTCGGAAGAATCGTAAACCCCTTTTCCCCGTGCTCGATAAATTGCTGGGGAACCAGCAGATCATGCCCCTGCTCGATAGCCTGGTTGTTTAACCAAACCTGTCGCTCGGCGTCGCGGATAGCGTCGCGATGATCTCGAAAATAAGCCAGGTTGTAGGGTACGCTTGTCGTGACTTTGTGGACCTGTCCGTCGCCGGTATCAAATGCCATACCGTCGTCGCCCTTCCCCAGGAACTGAGCCTTACCCTCTCGAATGAGATTTATGCCGTTGCTGGTTGGATGCTCCGGGACATCCACACGCTGATTCAAGTCGTCGGCAAAGTGCTTCACCGCGTCACGTTTCATCGTGTACTCGCCACCGGTGTCGCTTTTCACTGTTACGCTGTGACCGTCGTGATCGCCAACTGTAAAAGTGTGCTCGCCTTCTACCTTGCGACCATCACCATAGCCGACGTACCGGGGAAGCGTAAAAGTATCCCCGGCTGTGTGACCAATCCGTGGTTCAGGTGGCTGTTCGGCGACTGCTGGCTGCTCTGGCTTAGGCTGCATTTCTCCGGGCTGCTCTGGCATATCCTCACCGTGTTGTGCTGTAGTAGGAAACAGCCTCGCCGAATGAACTGAATAGAGTTTTCTGGTCAGGATCCTCGTCTTTATCAAACAGCGATTTCGCCCTGGCTTTGCCCTGGGGGTTTTCCTGCTTGTACTGCTTCGGAACCTTCTTCTTCTTGCCTTCGCCAAAAAGCCCGAGCTGGTCGCCCTCGCTTGCGTCGTCGTTGCTTACGTCGTCAGTGGGCATGACGATTCCCTGCTGCTCTTCTTCGACAATGCGGTGCTCTGTCATCTGATCGTTCAGCGCGCGAAGCAGCCCCGTTTTCTTGTTGTAGGTGTATTTGGTTTTACTTCCTACAAATTTCACCTTGCACTTATCGGGATTTTTGCCAGGCTCCACTGTTTCAACTTCACGCTGCATTTCTTTGTCGCTCTGCGTGTACCCAGGGTTGGCGTAGGTCATCTTGCGCTTGGTTGTGATCTTGTCGCCAGGCTTTAGCGAGCTACTGTTACCGGCAGATCCTTCCTTGAACTTGCCACTGTCGTCCCTGGGGTGGTCCGCCTCGTTGAACGCACTGTACGACTCTTTGATGTTTTCCACCTCTTTTTCGCCATACGATTGCTCTGCCGGCTTTTCCTTTGGCAATGGCGGAATCGGTCCTTCAACTGGCGGCCCTGGTTCCTGGGGAGCTGGTTGCATCATCCCCTGCAACTCTTTGATGTGTTTGTTGTTGATGTTGACCAGGTTTGTCGTTCCCGTCGCTCGTTCTGCCCAATGTCCCTTCTGATGCAAGTGCTCCATTAGGTAGTAGGCATAGCTAGGATCCAGGTGTTCGCGGTTCACTGTGATCCCGATCGACTCCGGCGCAAATTCGCGATGTGGCTTCCCTACTGTTTTCGAGCTGCCGCGTCTGGCGATCCAAAAGTCAGCGTCGGGGTGGTTTGTCTTTGCTGTGAACATTGGCCCCGGTTCAGGTGCTTTTGGCGGTGGAATCGCGTTGACCTGAGCCGGCTGGTAACCTGGATACTCGCCCTGGTATTTATCGCCTACCTGGTTTCGAGATCGCGTGACTTCGGAAGCGATCGCCTTGCCGATCGGCCTGCCGGCTGCTCCGAGCACCCTCCTGGCTAATCCGATTCCGGTTCCTTCCTTGAGCCCCTCGGTAAAGTTTCCCAGGGCTTTGCCAGCTTGTTCGGAAAACGTCTTTTGCTCGGGCTCGCTCTGCTTTGGAGCCATTAGCCCGTTGTGTCTCAGGATCTCGTTGAGTCTTTCCCTGGCTTCTGCTCCTGCGTATTCAAGTGCTCCGGTCAGCTGCTCCGGTGTCTGGATAGCTCCCCACAATTCGAGCCCAAGCAGTTTGGCAAACTGAGAAATTTGCTGAGGGCTGCCGTCGTAGACTCCGGCCACTTCCAGGAATCTATCCTGCCCGAGCTGCTCGCCCTTTGTGTGCAAGTCGGCAGCTGCGTGTCGTGGATCCGTAAACTCGTCAATTTTCCAGGCTTCTGGCTCGATAGGTGGAACAGGGCCGGTGGTGTCCTGTGTTTCTTCTCCAGGGGGCATCGGCTCGGCTGCTGGCTCTTTTTTGCGTTGCTGCAATTCTTGTATCTTCGCCGTAGCCGCTTCGCTGAACTTGCGAGTTTCCGCTTCATGCAGCGCATCGTCATCGAGATTGCTTTGGTGCTCCGGCAGTGACTCCCACCTGGCTTCCGCTTCGTCAGCTTCCTGCTCGTCAAGCATATTGTTGTATTCTTGATCTAGCATCTCAGCCGCCGACAATTTTGGAGCTGGCTTGGCCGGTTCACTTGCCGGCTCACTTGCCGGTTCACTTGCCGGCGAGCTCTGTGGACTCAATGCTTCCTTTCTAGCTCGCATCGCTGGATCGGGCTTGTTTAGCTCTGCCTCCTTGCCCTCAAGCGGGGAACCGTCCCAGTAAGCGTATTGGTCAACCGCGTCGCGAAAACTTTTTGGCTTACTCATAGGTAGCTCTCCACTCGGTTCTTAAAGGCTCTGCTCATTGCTGCCCCGTTAGCGCTGTTCTGCTCGATCACTTGTCCCAGGTCGATCGGTGACTGTGCTGGCTCCCCTGGTGCTGGCATACCCTGCATTGGTTCCTCGGCTCCAGGCATCCCCATAGCTGCTTGCCCTGCCTGCATGAACGCGGGATTCTGCAGCACCTCGTCGTCAGCGTCGGGCATTGATACGCCGATGGTGTCTGCTACCTCGTCGGCTTTAATCTTCATTCCCATATCCCAAGCCATCTTCATCGACGCGAGCCGTCGGTCACTGTCCGGCTCCTCCGTGCTGATACGGAACTGCAAACGGATGTTGGCGCTGTCTGGAAAATTCCACAACTGCAAAGGTCGTAGGAAGTCGGTGGTAATCGTTTCTTCGAGATTTACCGAATCGTACTGAACGATGTCTGCCAGGGTAGCCAGGTGAGCATCTGCTACCCCACTGCCCAGTCCTGTTGCCTCGGCTTCACTGCTTAGCACCTGGCCCAGGATAAATCGCTTAATTTTGTGTCCCCAGTAGGTGCGAATCATGTCGATCGTCGTATTTATTCCACCTAAGCCAGGCTCGATCAGTCTGGGTACAAACAGCTCCTGGTCCTCTCCTGGCTGGATTGGCGCGAGAATAATTGTCCTGCCTCCGCCCATTGCTTCTTCGGCGGCTTTCTCTGTCGCGACTTTTTGTGCTGGGCTGCCTGCCTGGTAAGGCCAAATTTCGACGCCAAACGCTGCCCTGTCCAAATACTCGACTACTCTTTGAAGGCACTCGATCATCGCGTACCAATCCCAGTAGATATAGTCACGGATGCCTACGCCGTTAATTCGACCAGCCATTTTTGGCTCGAAAAATGGTGCATCCTCAATCATGTGTTTGTGTACGATTGCCTGGCGTCGCTCCCACTTATCTAGCCAGTAAACCAGCCCCTCCTCGGTTGGCTGGATCTTCTGGATCACTTCCCCGGTGTTCGGGTCCATGTAGTTCCTGGGTGCTGAGTAGGCAGTACTGACGCGGATCCCAACTTGCCCATCGACGTGCGATAGCGTCCCGTCGTCAAACCTGAATTTCAGTTTATCGCCGTTCCTGGGTGACCATTTCGAGCAACAAATCCGGTTAATTCCGCCGATTCGTTTATTCTCAAACGTCCCGAGCGTCATGTAACGCCCGTACCAAAGTGCCTCGAGCAAACAGCGTCGCATTTCCGCGAACCGTGGTGTTTCCTGCAGGATGTCAGTCATGCACTTGACCAGCTGCTGCTGCTCGAAGCTCGATGAATCCTCCGGCTCAATGCTCCAGTTCTGGAGCGCGACGGCTCGCTGCCTGGCGTGCAGGCTTTCCATGATGCCGCAATCGTTGCGCATCCTGTACGCATTGGCTCGGCTATCGTTAATCGCCTGGTCAGCGCTCAGGTACGAATAGGAAACAAGCCCATATCGTCCATTCACGCTACTGACGTGCGGAAGGATCTCCCTGTTGTAGTTCGGTGCTCCGCTGGTTCCGGCTGCTGGATCTTTGGGGCGGTTATACAAAAACTCTGCCGGCAAACTTGATTCGTCAACCATTACTGACCTCTATTGGGCGATCCTCTGTCCGGTCCGCCCCGGTCCGGTTGTCCATAATCTTGCGACGGCAAAGTGGATCTCTGAAAACCACGTTGCTCGAGCGATTCGTTCCCAAGTCTAGCATTAACCTGTCGCGGCCTGCCAACTGGCTTTAGGTAGCGGGTCTTGAATCCTTTGGCTGTTGCTTTCCTGGGAACATAATTTCCAGTCACGGAAATGAGCCGGTACTGCACCTGGTGACCAAATATCGATCCACGAACGCGCAAATGGTCCCAAACGGCACTGCCGGCTGACTCAGCTGCTTGGCGTCGAAAAGCGTTGTACTTCTGGGATGTGACTCCAAAATAGGCGTAGGTTGGGCCTGGTCCTTGCCTGGGCTGGCCTTTGCCCACAGCTGGAGCCAGGAAAGTGACGTAAAGGATCCCGCTGTATTTGCTCTCTGGCTGCCAGTAATAGCTAAAAACATTGCTCGAGCTGACTTCTGTGCTGCCCTGGCGGATCAGATTGAAATCGTCGCGGTCGTAGTCGTAGCTGCGACCAAGCGTTTCGATGTCGTCAAATTCTTCTTCCTGGCTGTCGATCTCCTGCTGGCGAGCCCTCATACGGAAGTATTCAGCGATCCATTCGTCCTGGGAACTGCGGCGGCCTGCCGGGAAAGGTGGCGGGACATTCCCAGCTCCCGGTGGTTCGGGTGGAAGCGGAATTGGTCCAGGTGGTGGTGGTGGCTGTGGTCCCTGGATCGGCGGAAGCGGTCCGCCTAATCGATCCGATGGTATTTCTTGCAACCTGCTTCCGAATCCAGCTGCCTCTGCCCGTCGCTGCAGTCCGCGCCTGAGCCCCTGCCCTGGCTCAATCGGCGGCTTCTCAATGTAGGAGCTGCCCTGTGTACCTCGCGATCCCGTGCCAAGCCCCCCCGGTCTGCGAGCGTTGCTGTATCCCCTGAGAAAGTCACGCGCCATCCTGGCGAGCCTGTTCAGCGAGCTCATTATCTGACTCGGTTGTATAAGTTGCGGCGAGTTCCCCGGGATCCCCCGAGCGATTGTAGACTTGCCCCAAAGCTATTCGTTTCGACCGTTTTGCGTTTTCGGTCTGCTACAGCGTCCTCTGGTTGGGTCAGAGCTGCAAGTCTATTTAGGCCAGCACTTGCCGCGTCAACCTGGTCAGCCTGGCTAGATTCAGGGAACGCAGACAGCTCGCTGAGAAATTCGCTGTTCCAGGATCCTTTTACAATCCTTACGTTTCCAGCTTCGGCCTGGGCTGCCAGGGGCTGGGCTCTGGTTATCTTCGCCTGCCCTGGCAATTTGACTCCACCAACATTTCGCTGTGCGGATCCACTTGCCAGGTCGCGGTAAACCGGGAAGCCAGCGAGCATTTTTATCATCTGCTGCATCACTTCCTTGCCGCCTGAGCCACCTTCCTGCTCCGCGTAAATCAGCACCTCACCACCAAACTCGTGAGCGTCTGCCTGGGCTGTCTGCAATATCACCGTGTCTCTGTCCGCTGGTGACCATTGGCCTCGAATAACGTCCTCTATGTAAAAGATTCCCCTGGGGCATCGGCTGATTCTGACGCCGGCAGTAAACGAGCTGGTGCTGATCGTGCTGGCTGCCTTGTCCCAGTACCTAACTCTCAAAGCCTCTCTGGGCGCGTGATCCACTGGCTGGAACCATTCACGCCGAAACATGAGCCCGTCAATGTCAATGAACTGACCGCCCAGTTCCTGGGCTGCCAGGAGGGGTGACAAATCCTGCGCCATGCTGTCGAAAAACTCTGGCGGAAGGAATGGGTTGTCTGCTGTGCTCGCCTGGATGAGCTTTACGTTTGGCCTGGCGACGTATGGGATCCCCTGGATCACTTCCTGGTTTGGCTCTGCTCCTTTTGCCCTCTCGTAGCAAAGCTCGAAAGTCCAGTGGCTTCGCCCTCGCGGTGTCATCGTCAAGATTGTAGGACCCATCTGACCGCCGCGTCGGAGCGTTGCCCTGGCGATCCTCATCGCGTCGATCGGCTGATAGCTGGCTTCATCTAACCACAGCCCGGATTTGTTCGGTCCGCGTAGCTTGTCCGGTTTCTCTGCTGAACGAAACACGATCTCTGCCTCGCCACCGTCAAGCGTTTCCCACCAGATTTTAGGGTAGGGGCTCATCACGGTTCGGTTCAGGCAATTTAGCTTTTCGCAATTTTCGATGAACGTCGGCACGGTCGTTTCCAGGCTAACCCCCGCGTCGGGTGATACAGCCATCCATTGATCGCCGTCCTTCGCCCTGGTGATGATTCGATAGCTTCCGATGAAAGTTTTGCCACCACCGCGACCGCAAACCATTGCCGTGATCTGCGAATCGCTCGCCAAAAAATCTGCTTGCACCTGGCTGATCGGCAGCACCGGCGTCGATTCCCCTGGGCTTGCTGCAATCAACTTCCTGCCTCCAGCGTTACTGGCTGTACCGCTATCTGCTCGAGCTCTTTGTAGTTCATCTGCTGCAAGGCATCGACTTCACCCCTGGTATGGACAATCACCTCAATGAGTCCAGACCTCGCCAGGGGATCCACTTTACCGCCATCGTCGCGGTGAGCTGCAACAATGTTGCCGATGCTGGTATTGGCTTTTTCTGCCAATGCCAGGAACCGGGGATCCCCTGGCAAATTGTCTGGCGATTTACTGTCAGCGTAAGCCTGGAACGCAAGCGACAAGATTCGTCGCTGCGTCATCAACACAGTTTCAACCAAATCCTGGTGCAGCTCGACTCTTTCCATCTTCCAGGCTTCTCTGCCTCGGTCGATGGCTTTGTAAACCGTTCGGTCATTCATATCGAGTCTTTCCGCGATCTGGCGAGTTGTGTATCCCTCCAGGTGCATATCCAGGGCTTTGCAGTCGCGCACAGCTGCGATCGTTGACACGTCTTTCTGTCTGCGTCTGTTTTTGCCCGTCGGCTTTTTCGCTGCCTTTTTCTTCGCCACTTTTCGCTCCTACTTGGTAGCTGCTGCCTCACGCTCAACCGCTGCCATGATCTGGGCTACGCTGCCAGGCTTTGCCCTTTCGGGATGCTGCGTGATGAGCCCCTGAACAATTTGTTGCTTTGTGCAGCCGTCCAAGGTCATCTGCCGAACCTGCTCGCGGTAATTGTTTAGCGCATAATGCGAATTGGGCGTGCCACTTTCAGCGTTTGCTTTCGCTCCAGCTGCATAGCTCTTGGCTTCCTCACGCTTGTCGATCTCAGCGTTTCTGACTCTGCTCAAGTGCTGGTCTGGCGTCATGGCCGGCGTCGGCTGCTGACCGTCCACGATCATTCCCAGCTCTCTGGCGTAGTCGATGACGGTCTGCTGATCGACGTTTTTCATCCTGGCGATCTGCCGGCTTGGTACGTTCTGCTCCAGCAAAGTCTCCATTGATTCCGGCGCTAAAACTGGAACGTCGGGCTGGGCAACCACCTCCTTCACCACCTGTCTTTTGCGACTTGACCTGGCTTCCCACAGCTCTGCGTTCTTTTGGCATGTGCGGGTCCAGTGAGGTGAAACAGTTGGCTCGCTCTCCTGGCCTGACTGAATAACCTCGAGCACTCGCCTGGCATCCGGCTGCCCGAACTCATCTTTCCATTCGTAGATTTTCGCTACCTGCGCCGGCGAGCATTTCTGTACCTGGATGAGGTAGCCGATTGGCTCGAGCATCTGCGGGACTGGCTCTCGTTTCACCAGGACCAGCACGTCACCCCAGGCTTTCCATAGCTCGTCGGATCCGCCTGGGTTCGCTGTGTGGCTGTCCCGGAAGCGATCGACCTCATCGATCCAGGCGTCAATAGCCATCACGAGAGGGTAGGCGATCGGCTCGATCTCGCCGCTTGCCACCAGGTCGTAGAGCTCTGACCAGGCCCGATCCAGCTTCTTGGAAACTGCCCGCACCTCCTTCATCTCGTACTCGACCATAGGCGTCTGGTCGTCGCTCTCCCAGGCTTTCGCCAGGGCTTCGACTTTCTTCACGGCTTTTGCGATCTCTTTCCAGCTTCTCATCTCAAACCCCTTTCAAGGTGTTACGCCTTGGTGATACCCGTAGCGTTCAGCGTCAAATTGAGCAGCGCATCCGATTGCGCGTACCCCACAATAGTCAATTCAGCTCCGGCTCCCAGGTCGCCACTTGGTGCTATTCCGCCCACGTTCGCGGAGGATAAAACGTAAATCTCGCCAGCCGTCATAACACTCGGCCCCAGATCAATCACTGCGTTTCCTCTTGCGACGACTCCTTGCTGGTCCACTCCGCCAGTAGACACAGCGATCGCTGCCTGGCCTGTGTTAGACGGCTTTGCAGAGTCATTGCTGTCAGTCAAATAGAATTTCTGATCGACACTGGACTGGTACACAGCCTGGCCTGCTGCAATGGCTTCGCCAAACTGCACGGCGCGATAGGTTCCGGTGTTGCCAGCTCGCTCCACGTCGGTGTCTACGATTACTAAATCAGCCATTTTCTCGCATCCTGTTTGTGAACTCGCGTATGTCGTCGCTTAACGATTCTACGCTAATTTGGGATTGAATACCCCGTTTCTGTTTTCCGTACAGCGTTGTTGCCACCAGCAGTACCTGGTCGTCTGCTGGCTCGCCTTCCCGTCGCGACCAGCGATTCATCACGGCGACAATATCCTCCTTTTTGCAACCGCATCCTTTGAATAGCGTCGGGTTCTCTTGAACAAAGGCGTCACCCCATCCCTGGGGCTTCGCCACTTCTCTTGGAGTTGGTGGTGGCGCTTGCAGGCTTGCGTTGTGGAACCCTGCGCCAATGTCGTGTACGCCCATCGACTCCAGTGCAAGGTTCCTGCTGCCACCCTCTACCTCGCAGCACGTCACGCTAAACGTAACATTGTCCCAACTCGCGCCTCCGCCCTGGTCTGGAAAGTCTGGCTCGATTCCGCAACCTTGATTGTTTCCGTATGTTGCCTGGCAGGTGTTGGGAACGTCGGCCCCAATTTCCGTTGGCATCGTCATGCCCAAAACAACAGGCACGGACCAGGTAAACGCCAGTGAGGCGCGGTTGTTCATTGCGCATTGAGGAATGTTTGAAGGATTAAGCAAACACACTTCTGCCGTGACTGTTTGTGTTTGCTGATTGCCCTGGTTAATCATTTCTATTGACAGGTTTTGGCAGCAAGCATTTTGGCTGCTTGACCATACGTCTGTCCCTTGAACGAACTCTACGCGATCCCCGTTTGTAAGATTGCCGGAAATATCCCCGATACTAAATTCATACCCTCCTGGGCAGTCATCCAAACACGCCGAGCACTCAACGCACTCGGCGCCCCCGCATGGGCCGCATGGGAAGGTAATGTAGGTTGGATCAACGCCTGGAACCGGTGTGGTGGTTGGCATCTCGCCGGTACAGCAACAATCCTCGAAATCGCTCGGGCAAGCCTTGACCAATGCCCATCCTTCCCCTTCAGTGTACTGGTATGCACAAATATGTTCATCGCAATCACATTCAGCGCAAAGGTTGACGCACTCCGGTTCTATGTAGGCTGTGCTGCATACCTCAACGTCGAACATATTGAAGCATATATCGTTACCCAGTCTAAAAGCATCGCCAACGACCCTCTGTGTAACGGTCTGCAGGCTTGCGCTGCCTACTGTTGGTTGGCTGCCGCACGCGAATGCCTTTATGTTCTGCTCAGCAAAACTGAAAGTACAACCAAGGTCGCCAGCAAAACTGTTCATAATTGCCAGGTCGTCCGGTGGACCTAGCAGTGCGGAATTAGTTGCAACTACCTCGTAATTGTGCGTTTCCTCGTTGTAGACTGCAAAGGCTCTGTCGCCGTCCTCCAGGCAATCGCAGCCTGACAGCAATGCACAACTCACTGTAGGCGTGCAAGCTGGCAGCGCTTGGCTTGGGTCTTGCCCATTCCAATACTGCTCAATCGTCCAATTGTTAAACGTTCCTCCTTTGCTAAGTCCCAGGAACCTAGCAAACTGGCCCTTATTTTCGCTCCGATCTTCGTAGACTGATTCCACAATCCACTTTTCGCTATTCGACACTACGCCCTGGTCGTGTGGGCTCGTGACGTTGCGTGGCAGCGAGCACTGCTTTGACGTTTCACGTCGTACCCGCACCTTGCTGTACTCGAGCGCGGTCAAACGGTAAGGATTTTCGATCGGTACTTGCCAGCAATAGCCCTGCTCCTCGTCTCCGTCATCCACAACTTCCGGCGGGAAATCTACAGCTGGATACGCTGACCTGCACCAATCGTCAATCTGGTCAATGTATCCAGTGCCAGTCCATACGGCATTGCCTTCGTCGGCTTTCATGCACTCCTGCAGCCACACATCCATCTTGTCGATGCAACGTGTACACGTCTCGACCTCCCATCGCGTCACGCCTGGCGGATTGTCCACGCTCGTGGTTGGCGTGCGTAAGTATGCCGTCCCGGTTGATCCACCGACGTATAATTCTTCCGCGTTGCAATTCGTAGCTGTCTGATATGTAGCGAACACCACATCGGCGAATAGGTTGTTCGGATCGTGAACCTCAATCTGTTCGCCGACGACTGCTGAGGGATCGTTGGATTGCGTCACCTCCACGTTCCACACGCCAGATCGCTGATAGCCGACTGGGTTTAATGCGCGAAACCTCATCCAGGGCGAGCCGCCCGAGCCGGCTGGTCCAGGTTCACCCTGGACGATATACCAGCCTTCGTTGCTTTGAAAGTAGCAGCTAACAATGGTTTGTCCTGCGATCGCCTGGCTCGCCGGGTAGACCAGGTGAACGTCAACCGGATTGGCGTTTCCGTCATAAGGTGTTTCCAGCTCGATTATCGTACCCACGCCCTGGGTAGCACCCAGGGCAATGCCGGAGCTGTTGAGCCGGATTCTCGCTAGTTCGAGGTGCGTTGTCATGGGTGACGGTACAGTCCAGGTTGCTGGCTAAGGTTGATTGGCGAATAAAAATTGGGCTTTCGCGATTGGTACGTCGTCATCAGCTGCGGAATCGCGTCGCTGCAATCCACCTTGATTAACGTGTAATCGGTAAAGCCACAACGCTCGAGGTTTGTCGCGTTGTCCGGTCCGCCAGGCAGCGTAACAGCGTAATTTGGTCCTGATGACCATTCAGCGCTGTTCAGCGTGATTTGGTTTGCGAGCGCTTGTAAATCAGTTTCGCTACTCGGGTCAATCGTTTCGCTGTAATATTCAACGTAATAAGTTGTAACGTAATGCCTCTCTGCACCTGAGTGCTGGGTTATGCTTGCTTCCGCGCTGTCCCAGCTTCCGTTGTCGGCATGGTCGTACAGTTTTCGATAAGAAAGCCGAACACTGTCGGGGATCATTGGTCCGGCGTTGTGCGAACCAAATATGGCGCGATCCGGCAGCGCAGAGTAACCGAGCGCGTCACCGTATGACTGTATGTGAAGAATGCCCGTGTTGCCTAATGTAATACGGTTGCCGGTCGATGCTGCGAAGTGCTCCAGGACATACCCAACACTTCTAGCTGTCGAAAAATAACCAGGGTCAGGTTGCAAATATGCCGCTGGCACGGAAATGGCGGGATCAATCACGACGTGATTAGGTGTCGCTGCGTTAATTGAATTTATTAAATCTGCCCAGGTCGTTGCAGCATTAACACTTGTTTCGGCCTGATCTATCGTGTCGTGTAGCACCAACCACCTCA